AAAGAAAAAACCTATTAAAGTTAAAAAAATTGCAATCGGTATTGGGAAAGCAAAAGACTATCCCGGTATAAAAAAAATAATTGAAATGAATAAAAAAGGTAAAAAAAGATTTGCTGAAGGTGGTATGGTACCTAAAACACCTAAACAAAAAAAATTCGCAGCATTAGCTGAGCCTAGGGATAAAATTACCTATGCAGATAAAATCGCAGGTGCTACGGGTAAATCTAAAAAAATGAAACAAGGCGGTATGGTCAGAGGTGGCGGTGCAGCTATAAAAGGAAACAACTTTAAAGGAGTGTTTTAATGGATAAAATAAAACCTAAAAAGAAAATGGCTATGGGCAAAATGATGAAAGGCGGTGTAGCTAAGAAAAAAATGATGGGCGGTGGAATGTCCAAGAAAAAAATGATGGGTGGCGGAATGTCTAAAAAACCTATGTACATGAAAGGTGGCGTTGCAGAGGCTGCTCGAAAAATAAAAAATAAAAAATAGGAATATGTTTAAATGGCTACATCAGGAACTACAGCATTCGATTTATCAATTGATGATATCGTAGAAGAAGCGTATGAGAGATGTGGCCTTTCAACAAATTCTGGTTATGATTTAAAAAAGGCAAGACGTGGTTTAAATGTTTTGTTTTCAGAATGGGGAAACAGAGGTGTTCATCTCTGGAAAGTAGAAAAACAAGTTCAAGTATTAACAGCTGGTACAGCGACTTATACTACACCAACTTCAACTAATGATGTGTTAGAAGCATATGTTTCAACAGCTTCTGCGCCTGGTACAAATGTAACTGATGTAACTTTATCAAAAATAGATAGATCCACATACGCTGCTTTACCTAATAAAGGTGCAACAGGTCAACCATCACAATACTATGTTGATAGACAAACAACACCTACTATAACTCTATATTTAACACCTGATGCATCGACTTATACTCATCTTTGTTATTACACTTTGAATAGAATTGAAGATGCGGGAGCATACACAAACAATCCAGATATACCTTTTAGATTCTTACCTTGTATGATTTCAGGATTAGCTTTTTATTTATCTCAAAAGTATTCTCCTGAAAGAACACAATCTTTAAAATTATATTATGAGGATGAATTAAAAAGAGCTTTAGATGAAGATGGTCAAAGAACTTCTGTATTTATATCACCAGCTAACTATTATCCAACGAGGAACTAATGGGAAGATTTGCAAAAGGTAAAAATTCACAAGCTATATCAGATCGTTCAGGTCAAGCATTCCCATATTCTGAAATGGTAAAAGAATGGAACGGATCTATTGTTCATATCTCAGAATTTGAAGCTAAACATCCTCAACTAACACCAAAAGTTTATGGTGCTGACCCACAAGCTTTATTAGATGCAAGACCACAGAAACCTGATTTAACAAAAAGTTTTACTTTGTATATAAATAACAATCCAGATAATTTACCACAATTTAACAGTTTTAGTATGTTACCATCTTCAAGTGATAATATTATAGGAACTTCATTAACAAGTTTTTCTGCAGAAACTGCAATTGGTAATGTAACAGTGAGTATAACGTAATGGCTATAACTTATTCTAATTTTCAAACACAAGTGAGAGCTTACACTGAAGTAGATAGTAATGTTTTAAGTGATACTCTTATTGATCAATTTATAAGAAATACGGAGTTAGATGTTGCAGGTAAAGTAGACTATGATGACATTAGAAAATATGCGACATCATCATTTACAGCGAATAAAAGATATCTGGTAACTCCAGCTGATTTTTTAATTATTCGGTCTTTACAAGTTTTTGCTGATACGACTATTACTTCAGAGAGAACATTTATGGAAAAACGAGACACAAGTTTTATCACAGAATTCAATGGTTCAGGGGCTACAGGACAACCAAAATATTATGCTAATTGGGACGATAATACTATCGTAGTGGCCCCAACTCCTAATATAAATTATGCTACACAGCTTAATTATATCATTGACCCGCCTCATTTTACATCGACGAATACTACCTATCTATCAACTTATCAGGACGCTATGCTCCTTTATGGAGTATTAGTAGAGGCCTATTCATTTCTAAAAGGTCCGATGGATATGTACAATCTATATAAAAACATGTATAATGAGGCAATAAACTCTTTTGTTCTGCAACAAACAGGTAGAAGAAGAAGAGCTGAATATGATGATGGTGTTCCAAGAATAAAAGTGGCATCACCATCACCTTAAAATAGGAGCAAATTATGGCAATAACAACTAATGCAATAGCAAACTCTTTTAAAAAAGAATTGTTAGAAGCAAAACACAACTTTACACAAACATCTGGAGATCAGTTTAAAATTGCACTTTATACAAATTCTGCAACTTTAGGTAAATCTACGACTTCATTCACTACAGACCATCAAGTAAGTAATACTGGTCAATACACAAGTGGTGGAGGAAAATTAGCAAAAGGATCACAACAAACATCAGTAGCATCAAGTGTTGCTATTGTTGACTTTGCTGACAGATCTTTTACAGGAGTTACTTTAACTGCTAGAGGTGCATTAATTTATAACACATCGAATTCTAATACAGCAGTTGCAGTTTTAGATTTTGGAGGGGACAAAACAGCTACAGCTGGAACTTTTACAATTCAGTTTCCTGCATTCACTACAAGTGCTGCTATACTTAGAATAAGTTAGGAGATTAAATGGCGTTTGTAATAAACGATAGGGTAAAGGAAACAACCACCACTACCGGTCAAGGAACTTTAAACCTTGCTGGAGCTTCACAGGATTTTATTTCTTTTGTATCAGGAGTGGGTACTACTAATTCAACATTTTACGCTATTGTTAATACAGGAACAGGAGAATTTGAAGTTGGTATTGGTACAGTAACCGATGCAGCTCCTGATACGCTTTCAAGAGATACTGTGCTATCTAATTCAGCAGGTAATACTTCTAAAATAGATTTTGCTGCAGGAACAAAAGATGTATTTTGTACTGTGCCAGCAAATAGAACGCCTTCGCCTGGAATGGCTGCACAAGATTTTGTAATGAATCAAGCATCAACACTTTCGCAAGATCAAACACTTGAATCAGGAGTTTTAGCAGGACCAGTAACAATTACAGGAACACAAACAGTAACAGGGACTTTAGTAATAGTATAATGTCAAAGATAGAAGTAAATACAATTGAACCACAATGCGGAACTACTTTAACATTAGGTGGTTCTGGCGATACAGTTACTTTAGCAAGTGGCGCTAGTCAATCAGGTTTTGGTCGTACAGGAACTGTTAATTGGCAAACATCAATTAAAACATCAGCTACTTTTTCTGCCTCTAATGGTGAGGGTTATTTTGTAGACACTTCAAGTAATGCTGTTACAGCAAATTTACCAGCAGGAACTGCTGGATCTATTGTTGCTTTTAGAGATTACGCAAATAATTTTGATACTAATGCCCTAACAATTTCAGCCAATGGTTCTCAAAAAATTAATGGTGATGCCACTAACGATTTATTAGTAAGTACAGAGGGTGAATCACTTACTTTAGTTTATGCAGATGACACTAAAGGTTGGCTAGTTGTAAATGATGGAAATAACGATGCAGGATCTCAAGCAGAATTTGTAACTGCAACTGGTGGTAACTGTGTTTCAACGGTTTGCACAAATTTTAAAGTTCACACTTTTACAGGACCGGGAACATTTTGTGTGTCATCGGCTGGTAATGCTGCAGGATCTAATACAGTTTCATATATGGTTATAGGTGGTGGTGCAGGAGCTGGAGCAAATGCCGGAGGTGGAGGTGGAGCCGGAGGTTTTAGAGAAGGTAGAACTCCTACTTGTTCCTATACTGTATCTCCTTTAAATGCACCTGCTGGTTTACCTGTTAGTGTACAAGGTTATTCAATAGCAGTTGGTGGTGGTGGAACAGGTTCATCAAGTGTTAATGCTGCTGGTGGTAGTGGAGTTGCTTCAACTTTTTCTACAATAACATCCGCTGGAGGTGGTGGTGGTGGAACTGGAACAAGTCCACAAGCAGGAGTAGCTGGAGGTTCAGGTGGTGGATCAAGAGCTAATACATCAACATCTGGAGGAGCTGGTAATACTCCACCAGTAAGTCCACCTCAAGGAAATGCTGGAGGACCAACAGGTCCAGGATCAGGTCCAAAATTTGTAGGTGGTGGAGGTGGTGGTGCAACTGGAGCAGGACAGCCTGGTCATCCAGGAACTGGAGCTGGCGGAGCAGCAGCTACAACTTCAATTAATGGAACACCAACTGCAAGAGCGAGTGGTGGTGGCGGAGGTTCTAACGCTTGTGGTACAAGTGGTGGTGGATCAACACCAGGAGGTGGTGGAACAGGAGGAAATAATCCTGCCACAGGAACTGCTGGAACTGCAAACACTGGTGGTGGCGGTGGTGGTAGTGGAGGTGCCGCTAGTCCTAATCATGGACAAAATGGTGGCTCCGGGATAGTAATAATAAGGTATAAATTTCAATAATTATGACAAGTACAATTAAAGTAAACAACATACAAAACACATGTGGAGCGGACATTATAAAAGAGTCAAGCAATACAATAACTATTGGTGCAAGTGGTGATACCGTTACTCTTGCATCAGGTGCATCTCAATCAGGGTTCGGAAGAACTGGCACTGTTAATTGGCAGACAACTAAAAAAACATCTACATTTACAGCAGCTGATGGTGAAGGTTATTTTGTTGATACATCTAGTGGAGCTGTAACTGTAAATTTACCAGCAGGTTCTGCTGGAGCAATTGTTGCTATATCAGATTATGCTAGAAATTTTTCAACTGCAAACTGCATAGTTTCTCCAAATGGATCAGAAAAAATTGGTGGAGTAGCTTCAGATGCAACTTTAAGTGATGTAGGACAAGCGATAACTTTAGTTTATATTGATTCTACTCAAGGTTGGATTAATGTTCAAAATGCAACTTCTGCAGAAACAGGTGTTAGTCCATATGTTACAGCAACTGGAGGAACTATAACTAATTCAGGTAATTTTAGAATTCATACATTTACAGGTCCAGGAACTTTTTGTGTAACTTCTGGTGGAACTGCAGCACCTTGTAGTGGAACAGGATCTAATTTAATAGATTATATTGTGGTCGCTGGTGGTGGAGGATCTGGTGGTAATCACAAACATATTCAAGGTGGTGGTGGTGGTGGAGCTGGAGGTTTTAGAGCTTCGCCTGGCGGTGCTTCAGGTTGTTATACAGCATCCCCATTGGGAGCAGCACCTGCTGTTTCTTTACCAGCACCTGTTGCCGCTTATCCAATTACTATTGGTGCAGGAGGAACTGGTGGAACTAAAAATGGTTGCACTGCGGCAACATCAGGAACTAATTCAGTAGCGTCTTTATCAACAACGATAACAGCTGCTGGGGGTGGTGGCGGTGGAAATCCTAGCAGTGGTCCTAATTCTTCAACAGGTTTTAATGGTGGTTCTGGAGGTGGTGGGGCTGGTTCTGGAGGATCAGCTGGATCAGGAAATACTCCACCAACAAATCCACCACAAGGAAATAATGGTGGTGCAGGTTCGTCAGCAGGAGCTACATTAGGTGGTTCTGGAGGTGGTGCAACAGGTGCAGGAAGCACAAGTCCAGGTCCAGGAACTACTCCAACTGCAACTACTGGAGGAACAGGAGCTACTTCTTGTATATCAGCTTCACCTGTAACTTATTCAACTGGTGGATTTTATTCTCCATTTAATCCTAGTTCTTGGTCAGCAGGAACAAATGCAGCAGCAAATACAGGAGACGGAGGAGATAGTCAAAACGCAGCTCCAAGTCCATTAACACCAGACCCAGCAGGATACGCTGGATTGAATGGTGGATCTGGAATAGTTATTATTAGATACAAATATCAAAATTAGGTAAATTATGAGTGAAATAAAAGTAAATAAAATTAGTCCAAGAACAGCGTGTGGTACAACCACATTAGGAGATAGTGGAGATACATTTACAATTCCTTCTGGTGTTACAATCACGAACAATGGAACGCAGACAGGTTTCGGAAGAGAGGGTTCTGTAAATTGGCAAACCTCAATTAAAACAGCAACATTCACGGCCGCATCAGGAGAAGGATATTTTTGTGACACAGCAAGTGTTGGAGCATTTACAGTTAATTTACCAAGTTCACCTTCGGTTGGTGATATTGTAGCTATTAAAGATTATGCAAGTAATTTTGCATCAGCTAATTTAACTATAGGTAGAGGTGGTTCTAATTTAAATGGTAATGCTGGAGATTTTACAGCAAAAACAAATAATTTAAGTTTAACTTTAGTTTATGCTGATTCAACAAAAGGTTGGTTAGCAGTAGAAGAAGGTGAAGGATTTGTTGGAGAAAGTTTTATAACTGCAACAGGAGGAACTGTTACTTGTAGTGGAAATTTTAAAATTCATACATTTACAGGACCAGGATCATTTACTGTATCATCACTTGCTAGCTGTTCTGCAAACAACGTGGTAGATTATTTAGTAGTTGCAGGTGGTGGCGGTGCTACAGGAGCTGCAGGAAGTGGAGCAGGAGCAGGAGGATTTAGAATGTCTAATGACACTTGTATGCCAGCACCTTTGACTTCACCATTAGCAAATCCAACAGGTATCACAGTTACAGCACAAGCATATCCAATAGTTGTTGGAGCAGGAGGCACAGCACCAGATCCAACCAGTCCTCCTGGCACAAATGGTGGTGTTTCATCTTTTGATTCAATTACATCTGCCGGTGGTGGTGGAGGTGTTCAAGCAGCTACTGCTGGAATAAATGGTGGATCAGGTTCAGGTGGAGGTGGTGAAACTCCAGGATCAACTTCTGCAGGTGGGTCAGGCAATACCCCTCCCGTTACTCCCGCTCAAGGTCAAGACGGTGGAACTGGATCACAAGGTCCAGTTGCTAGAGGAGCAGGTGGCGGTGGCGGTGCTGCATGTGCTGGTAGTAATGGTTCAGGCTCTGGTGGTGCTGGAGGAGCTGGTTCATTTGTTCTTGGAACAGGTTTTGCTGGATCTAATGGTGAGGCAGGTCCAGTTTGTGGTGCGAGATATTTTGCTGGTGGCGGCGGTGGAGGATTTGAAGCTGCAGGTGGAAGTAATGGTGTTGGAGGTGTAGGTGGTGGTGGAGATGCAGGACCAGGACCAGGTGGATCTCCAGGAAATGGTCAAGCTGGAGTTGCTAACACTGGTGGTGGTGGCGGCGGTGGATCAAGAGGTACTCCAGGAACAAACTCTGGTCAATTAGGTGGAAATGGCGGTTCTGGAATAGTAATTATAAGATACAAATTTCAGTAGGTTGAATGATGTTTAAAATTAATATATAAGGAGAATATTATGGCACATTTTGCAAAACTAGGAGCAAACGGAAAAGTTATTCAAGTATTAACACTTGATAATAAAGATATGTTAAATGCTGATGGTGTTGAGGATGAATCAGTAGGTCAACAATATTTAGAGACTCATAATAATTGGCCTGCACAAATGTGGATTCAAACTTCTTACAATACACAAAGCAATCAACATAAAGATGGCGGAACACCTTTAAGAGGTAATTACGCAGGTATAGGTTATGAATGGGATGAAGATAATCAAATCTTTTGGCCTAAAAAACCTTATGCATCTTGGGTAAAAAATACTACAACTGCACAATGGCAATCACCTATCGGTGATGCTCCTGCATTAACTGCAGAACAAGAAGCTCAAAATACACCTGCAGATGAAAATACTCCAGCCACTCACAGATGGCATTACGTTTGGAATGAAGATAATCAATCTTGGGATTTGACAGATCAAAACGCATAGATTAAAAATGGTGGTGGTATGCAGAAGAAAGTATTATCAGAAGTAAGTTTATATTACGGTGATGTAGCAATGCCCAAAGATTGGGACATTGATCGAGATAAATTATCAGGCGACATTCTACAATCACAAATTCAAAACAAAGAATTTCCCTTCTCACGAACTTGGGATATGTTGAATACATATATGCGAGATCACATTGGTCTTGAATATGGTATCAATCTAATTAACAAAGAAACGTGGGGTAACATCTATAAACCTGCGGAAACTACAATTCCATTAATTAACATAGATCCAGTAGATTTACTTAACTCACCAGATTTTACATTTCT